AGCCCGATTTCTTCAGGTGCGCCGTGTCATACCGCGCGGCCTCGCGGGCACGGTCGACGATCGTTGCACCGCCGGCAATCGCGGCGGCCAGTATGGCCAACAGAATGGCGGCGGTGCGGCGTGTCATCTTCATAACCCTATACCTATCCCGGCCCGATGTCAACTGCACGCCTCGGGCACGTCGATCGTCACCCGGGACTCGGGCGTCATGTTATACAGGTGGCCGCCCGCGTCGAACTCCAGGTCGCGCTTGTAAGCGTACAGAGTCTCGTTCCCGGCGTCGTAGTACGCCGCGCCCGTGTTCACGCTCAGCTTCATGCCCCGGAACGAGCCCTGATTCTCCAGGTCCCAGCCGCTGTCGCTGATTGCCGCCTCGGAATGCTCACCGAGGTACGTGAACTCCTTGCGGTTCGATTCGGCCGTGTCCTCCTGGTCGTCGCCGGCGCCCAGGTCAAACCAATACCGCGGCATCCGCAGGCTGTAGTCCCACACCACGAACATCCGCACCTGTGTCCCGGCCGGCGTGCCCGACCGCCAGTTCACCTCGCTAGACGTACCCGTGCGCCCGTCGGGCAGGTCCTCCAACTGGTCCGTTGTGCCCCGCTTGAGGCGGCGCTCCTTGAACGCGTGATCGTTGTACGCCGTCGTCGTGCCCGTGATCTCGGCCCAGAACTCACGCTCGACCGGGTGCCAGAACACCCACTGAAGCTGACCGGTCGTCACCTCGACCTGCCACGCCAGCACCGCCACGCCGTCGCCCAGCAGGTGCGACCCCGCCGTTGCGGGCGATGCGGGGTCGATCTCGGCAAGGTTCGTTGCCGCCACCTGTGATGAGCCCGCCGCCCCGGCAAGGGTCACCACAGCCCGCGTGCTGTTGTCGCCGGGGCTGTGGGCGTTCGCCACGCCGTCGCGGTACATCCGCAGCCAGTAGGCGTTGTGATCGAAGTCGGGTCTACCCGCCGAGTCGATTACCGCGATCGTCGCCCGCGTCGAGCGGCCGCCCCGCGCTGAGGCCATCACACCGCCGCCGCTCATCATGCCGGACACGCTCATCGCGTGGACCATCGTCGCGGCATCGGCTACGCCGTTCCACTGCTTGGCGCTCAGCGGACCCTTGTGCGGGCCGTCACCCTTCTTTAGTCGGCGGATGCGTTTCATGTGGTGCTCGTCGGAACGCCCAGGGATTCGAGCGTCGCCTTTTCATAGAACATGGGTACCTCACACTCCGGCCCTTGTGACCCCTGCTCCTGCGTCATGATCCGGTCGAAGTCGGATGCGGCCGCACGCCAGTAGCCGTTCCAGCCCAGCACCTCGGCGTCCACCTTCGTCCGCGCATTCTCGCGGATCAGCATCGACATTGTGAGGTTAATCACCGACGTGTCGGACGCGCTGCTCACCGCCTCGGAATCGAAGTCGACATACAGAACCGTGTTGGGCGCGAACGTCAGGCCGTACCGCTTGCTGGCCAGCGAGTTCGTGTTCACCTTGCCCTGGTACGCCTTGAAGTTATCGTCCAGCGGCTTCTTTATCCGCAGGAACGACATCGACCACGCAAGGTAGGGCACTACCCGCGACGGTACCTCCTGCTCGCCGACCTTCTGGCACAGCGGGGCATGCGCTCCGAAACTCTTTTCCCAACCCATCACATCGGGTACCGTCAGCAGTTCGTGCCCACCGCTCATCCGCTCCTGGATCAACTGACCGCTGCCGCCGGCGTCCGGGTCATACACCACCGGCTCGTACCGCACGGTCAACAGGGCATGGTCGTAGGTCGCCAGCGGCGTTGTGCCGAGCGCCGACGAGCACGCGCCGTCCTGCTTCGGGACCTCATCGTGCCGCTCGAACGACTCGACGGCCGTGGCCATGATGCCCGTCAGCGGTCGGTGCGGGTAGTCCTGCGGCAAGATGATATTGTTATTGTTGTCGCGCGTGCCCAACAGTTCGTTCGCCAGTTGATAGCGCGACGACCATGCGCAGCGCAGCACGCGCCGGGCGGTGAACACCTGGTTCTCGTCCACGGCCTCGACTGGCGAACCGTCCATCTCTTCGTGGGGGATTGTGATCGGCATCAGTTCGACATCTCCAGTTTGAACGCCGCCGCGGCCTTCTCGCCGATCAGGTCGGCCAACTTCGCGTCGCGGCGCTGCGGGTTGGCCAGTATCTCGGCGAACCGGCCGACCAGTTCGACGATCTTCTTTCCGTCGTCCGCGATCTCCTTCGTGTTCACCGCGACCTGCTCATCCTTCGGCACGGCCTTGGATTGCAGCAGCCGCTCCTGCGTGGCTATAAACGCAGACATCACATCAGAGACACCGCCGGTCAGGCCGGACACCTTCCCCCCCGCATCTTTCGCGGGGTCTTTGGGTCGCGTAAATGCAAGCGCTGGCGGCGTACCCTTCGGCACGAGCGACGAATCAATCAGCGAGTTCGCGAGGTTCTGTGACATCACCTCGGCGGTGCGGCGCTTGATCTCCTGCGCGACCAGCCCGGCCTCGATCCGCACCGTTTCGGCAAACGCCTTGACGCTTGACGTGTCAGTGAACCTGCCTATTAGTTCATCGACTTTGGCGATCTGGTCTTCAACCCACTTGGTCGAAAGCTGGCTGGCGAGAAGGCCCGCCAGTTTGACCGCCGCCGCCGCAATGTCTTTCAGGGCGCCGGCGATCTCAATCAGCGAGGCCAGGAACAGCTTGGCGCCGTCAAGGAATGCGCCGCTGATCCCGCTGAACTTCTCCAGTACGGACGCAAACGCATCTAGCACAAACCGCTTAACCTCCAGCACGGTCGTGCGGATCACGACCCGGACCTTCTTCCCAAAGCTCACCACGTCACCAACGCTCACGTCCTTTAACAGCAGCTTGGCGAGGTTGAACTGTGGCGACAGGCTAAGCAGGTCCATCAGCACAAACCGAAGGTCAGCCAGTACCGCGCCGACCTGGAAGCCGACATCGCCCATGCGGGCCAGCAGGCTTGTGAACCGGCCGAACGCTTCGGATAGCTGCGTGAGGAACCCGACGCCGATCGCGGCCGCAAAGTCGTTCATCGCATTGACGAACTGTCGGAGCCGGCCAACGGGCGTTCGCGCGATCGCTTGAGCGATCTTGTCAAAGCCCTGCTCGCGGATTGCTTTGAGCATCGCAAGCTGGGCACCCTGGATATTCCCCGCCGCCGCCATCGTCTTGATTGAATTAGAGAACGCCTCGTCAAACGCGACGTTGGCCCGCTTCAATTTAGTGAGGCCCAGCACGGGGTCATTCAACGCCATGCCAAGTTGTGTTGCTGCACCGGCAAGGTCGTTGCCCATCACGGCCGACAGGTCCAGCGCGGCCTGCATCGTCTCGTCGAATACGTTCCCCCGGATGTTCGTGTCCGTCAATAGGATCGACATCGCGTTCTGCGCCGCCTGCGCACTGAAGATCGTCGTTCGCGCGACCTCGTTGGATATGCCGATCAACTCCTCCATGCTCTTGCCGACCGCGTTGTTCGTCGCCAGCCACACTGATTGCAGCTTGGTCAAAACGTCGACCATTTCGATAGCGCCGACGACCATTTGCCGCGCCGCGAACAGCGCGGCCAGAGGCGCCGCCAGTTTCGCCACCATGCCGAGCGTGCTCCGCAGCGCGGACCCCAGCCCCCGCAGTCCGGCGGACACGGCGTTCATGCCTTTCAGCTTGAAGTCGATCGTCGCGGTGGCAAGGCTGAACGCCATTAGCGGTTCATCTCCTGTGACATCTGGAGCGCATGTCGCAGACTACGCGCCTGCTGGGGGTTGCCCATCGGCTTCGCCTCGCCCTTCGTCCGCTTCGCCGCCAGCATCCACACCTGCGCCAGCGTCAGCTGGTTCACCTGCTGCGGCGTCCACCCCGCCGCGTCCATCATCCCCCGGTACAAGTCCTCCCACCGGAAAGCCCTTGGCCTTACCGGCCGCCCCCTTCCCGCCGCCATTGTCAGGCTCGTCGGGATCGTCAGGATCGTCAGGATCGCCGTCGAAGCCGCACAGGTGCATCACCTCAGTGAACATCGCCAGCATTTCAACCAGGTCGGCGATCCCGAACCACTCGCTGATTTCATCGAGCGTCGCGTCGGGCTGCTCGCGCCTCAACGAACAATGCAGTACGGTCATCACGACCTCGGGCAACTGGAGTAGCCGCTGCGTCCCGCCGGCCTCGCCCAACTCTACGACGCTCACCGCCGCGGCGGCCTCGTGGGCCATGCCGACGATCAGTCGTCGCGTGGCGTCGTCCGTCTCGGACTTGATGTCCGACAGGTACTCGGCCCGGACAATCTGTTTCATCTTCGCTTCGACCCTGCCCCAGTCGGACAGGTTCAGCGGCGATAGTAGGTATGACTGGCCGCGGAACTCATACTCGACGGGCGAGGCCGCGGCCTTGGGAAGTTCGATCGGCCGCGCGGCGCGGCGCTGCTTGCGGTTCATCAGTTGGGGCTCCTGTTTGAAGGTCGGAGCCTCAGTCTAGCACGACTACGCAGGCACCGTCACCGTGCCGCCCTCGAACGTGACGTTCGCCGAAGCGTTGTCACCTTCTTCGATCTCGGCGCTGGGTTCAATCCCGGTGATCACAGCGTCGGTTATCGTCCAGAACCGCGTAGCGTTGTCATACAGCAACAGTAGCACGGTATCGCCGGGCAGCACGTCGCCCTCGATCGGTTGAACCGTGTCGACGTATACCTCGAACCGCCCGCCCTGAACATCCTTCGGGCCGGCCGTGCGCTGCTTCACGCAGTTGGTGGACGACGACGAGTAGGGCTTGGCCTCGGAGACCCAGTTGAACGACCACCGCCGGACGTGGGCCAGGGTGGTCCCGTCGGCCTTAACAAGCCCGCTGCATCCGGCGATGACTGCCATGTTCGATTACTCCGTCGTGGTCGTCGCTGGGGGCGTGGCGACGGAGTGGGGCCGGGTCAGGGGTCAGACAACAATGCCGAGCACCACGATATCGTAGGTCAGCGATGCGCTCGTATCAGCGCCGTGGGTTACGTCCAGAATATCCGACGCGCCGTTCGCAATAGCGATGCCGGCCGCGCTCAGGATCGCCGTGCAGAACCACTGGCCGGGCTGAAGTTTCAGTTCGTCATTAGCGGCGGCGAACAGGGCCAGGGCGTTGGCGTTACCGCCAACCAGCAGCGTGTCGGTCGTTGAGTTGTTGCGGATGTACAGAAGCTTCAGGCCGTTGAAGTTGCTGGTGTCCTCGAAAATCTGGTCCACAAGCGCGTTGAAGTCGAGGTTGTCGGCGGCGGCCGTGGCCAGCGTGCGCGTGTCGTGCCACATATCCTCGATCGCGTTGACGCCGGCACCGTCAGACAGGGCCTGGCTGATGGCGATCGACATTGCGTTCAAGCCCGTGACGCCGGTGAGCCCGTCAACCTTGGTCTTGGTAACGTGGACATCCAGCTTGATATTCGCGCTTTGAATTGTCATCTGGTCGTCTCCGGTCAGGTGCTCACTTCGACCTTGCTAAGGCTCAGCCGGGTCTCCAGCGTCATCACAGTGAGCCAGCCACGGGCGGCGGCACGCTCGATCTGCTCGTCGGTAGTGTAGTTGCCCATCCGCGTGTTCGCCACAAGGTCGGGCAGGCCCAGGTCGCAGGGCGCGGCGACGAACGCCCGGATCAGTTCCCAGTAGACAGGGAACGTCTGCTCGTCAAGGTAGAGCGAGCCCGTCCGCAGGCCGACCTCCCATGCGTGGAGAATCTCGACGGTCGAACCCTTCTGGTCGACTTGGCCCCCGGCGCTCATCACGTCGATCTCGGGCAGGTCGCCGTGGTGGAGGCCTTGTTTCTCCGGGCCCACCCCGTCGCCGCTCTTGGCCTGTATCCGTTTGATTCGGTTGCCGATATTGACCAGCTGGGCCAGCGGCTCGTGCTGCTCGATCACCGTCCAGATGGCGTCGCAAACGCGGGTGAACGGGTCGGTGGTGTTCGTGGGCAGGGCGGCCATGCGGGTAGTTTAGCGTATCGAACTCCGCACCGCCCGCTCGGCCGCCTTGATCATCTTCCCCACCGTCGCGCGGTTCGGCACCACGAGGATCGGACGCTTCGGGACGCCGCTGCCTGTCTGGTGGATCTCGGCCAGGCGGTGAAATGTAATCCCGCCCGAGTGACCCGTCTTGGCGAACCCAACCGTTACCTTGTCGCGCCCGATCTTGAACTGCTGCCCGGTGCTGCCGCTGCCCGTCGCGTTGAACAATTCGCCCTTATCCTTCAGGATCGTCGCCCCGCCCTTGGCCGCGATGGTCGCGGCGGCCAGCGACGGCCACTTGCCCTGATCGCTACCGCCGCGGCTCAGCGTGTTGTAACGCCGCCTGATCCGGGCCATATAGATCGCCCCCCACTGCTTGAGCATCTTCGTAACAGACGGCGACCCCGTCCGCAGGTTACGGGTGGCTCGCTTGAGGCCGCGGTCTTGGACGGTGATCTTGGCGGCGATCATTACGGGCAATCCACTGCGACCGACGTTCGGGACTTCTCCTCATCCGCCATCGCGCCATTCGTGGCGCTAATCAACTCGCCGTGCGCGTGCAATTCTACGCGAGACACACTGCTTGAGTGGGACAATACTTCCGCGGCAATCTCCGCGTTCGCTGCGTTGCCAAGCTCAAAAACGCGAGTGCCGCCAGGCCACACTTTTACATGATGCTCGTTCATCGCTTTAGCCCTTCCATTTGTTTAGCACCGATCAGCCGCACCTCGCAGCCGATCCCGTTGTAGTTCAGTTCCTCGGCCAGAGCATCGGCGTGGTCGCGCTCGAAGTTCGCGCCCGTCGGCTTGAACATCCGCCCTTGCGACGGCGGGTACTTCCACCAGCGGCCGTGGGCCGTCAGCCAGACGCCATAACTGTATCTGGTGGATTCGCTCATTTTTTCCCGACGATCTTTTGCTCGACCGGCCTCACCATGCCGCCGCACCACGGAAATTCGTAGCACATGCATCGCCGTGTACGCTTCGACTTAAAGCGACATTTCGGATTGACGCATTTACACGGATACTTCGGCTGCCAGTACCTTGCCACCTCATTTATCCTCGCAAATAGAAACCGCGCAACGCTGCGCCAGCAGCGTAACCCACTGATCAAACACCGCACGCTCGCGACCCCAGCGATTCTTGTGCTCCCTTGAGCTCACCTCCACGGAATCGCTGTCAACCCGATCGGACATCACATCGGTGACCCCGCCCAGGTCGTAGCCGTACAGCGTCGCATTGACGGGCGTCGCCGGCGCGTCGTGCCCGAAGTGCAGCGGGTCAATGGCGTACTTGTAGAGCCAGCCCAGCGCCGCCAGCCCGCTGTATTGGCCCCAGCCGCAGCGGTCGATGGGCGGGAACGGATGTACAGGGTACGCGTCCTCGTGATACCACAAGGCCCGCTCGGTGATCGCCGCCGCCGCGTGGTGGTTCTGGTGAAGCGGCACCAACTGCATTACTTGCGACCGCCGCGTGAAGATGCGTGCAGGACCGCCGCCGAATCCGGGGGGCGCGTCCTGCCCCTTCGCCGCCCAGCCGATCCACATGCTGGCGTCGCAGAACACCCACCAGTGGCAGGCGAACCGCGCAGCGGCCTTGTTGACCCCGACGATCAGGTCGTAGCCCTCGGGCTTGAATAGCCGGGCACTGGGTCCGTTGCTGATGATGGCGATGTTCATCCGATCCGCTCCCGATGCATCCGCTCAATGATGTCCTGTTGCTTATGCGACGGGCACCAGCCCTTGCGCTCGGATTCGCGCATCAGGTCGTCGACAAAACCAAGCTCCCAGCCGGTCAAGCCCTCGCCGTCGCGGTCGATCTCAGTCAACATCTTAGCGTAGTCGTTGTAGTCATCGGCTGCAAGGAATGGGTCACCCATGACGAATCACCTCCACAGCCCGGGCGGCCACCGCCTCCGGGCTGTCCCATGAATCGGGCATGATCTCAATCGGGCTGCCCATGTGATTCGCCCGCGCGTAGCGCTCGCGCTGGATCGGAATGTACGGCTGGCCACCGGCGCCCGCCTTTTCCTCGGCCGCCGTCATGCACAGGCCGGGTGCCGTCCGGCACTCGGGGCCGTGGCTAATCATCAGCAGCGGCGAGCCGCACATCACAGCCAGGTGGGCTAAGCCCGCGTCGGTGGCGATGACCAGCCGTGCACTGCGCATCGCCTGGATCGTTGCGTCCAGCGGGCGGGGGTACAGCCACGCACTCGGCAGCATGGCGATTGAATATGAGGTTTCCCTTGCCCCGCCCGCGAACACCCGCTGGCCAGCCAGTCTCAATAGATCGGCCAGAGACAGCCAGTGCTGCCAGTTCTTGCTCGGTCCGTATGTGCGGCGTCGGGGGCAGATCACTACGTCGACGGGCGGCGGGTCTTGGCGCACATGCGGCGACGGCGTGAAGTATTCGCGCTCGGCCGCCTTGTCTGGCTCAACGAACGTGAGCCCCGGCCACGACGCCCGCAGGTTCGACCACAGGTGATCGTGGCCCGCCGACCGCTTCTCGGCGTCGGGCTTGATCGGCACCGGCTTGAATATATTGGCCGACGGGTAGAGCGCTTCGAGGCCGGGCTCGCCGAACACGACCTTATCTCGCTGGTCAGCGTGGACCTGCGGCGCATGGCCCATGCAGAGCCAGCCGAACTCCCAGCGTGCTGGTAGGTATGCGATCATCGAATTAACCGCCACTCGGTATCATTCTCGCCGCACACCCACAGGCCATCTTCATCTTCCATCATTAGATCGAACGGCCCGACGCCATGCTTAGCCCCCCAGCACGCCGCCCAGATTAGCAATGCAACCGCAACAGAAAACACGATAACCAGAACAATAATCATCATTTGAATGCCTCCAAAATGCACTCGTGATTCGTCCGCGGAAGCCACGACCTGCACGTCGAGAACCCCGCTTCATCACAAAGTGCCGCCAGTGAGTCAACGTCGTAAGCGTATCGGTGCCCGAACTCACCCATGCCCATGATGCTGTCGAGCAGCTTGTCGGCCAGCGTCAGGCCGGTCCACAACAGCTTGCCGTTCGCGTACTGCTGGTTATAGAACTCATCGTCGCCCGCGATGTACTTCTCTGCCATGATCCGCAGGTCCGGGCACGCGATCTGCATCGAACAGCCGGGCTTCAGCACCCGATGAATCTCGCGCAGCAACGCCAAGCCCTCGTCGCGCGTCAGGTGCTCGATGACGTGGTTCAGGATAACGTGATCGGCGGTCTCGTCGCCGTACAGCAGCCCGTCGCGGATATCGGCCTGCACGTATGGAGCGCCCGGAACCTTCGGGTTCTTAGGCGGCGGGTGCTGGTCGATACCGATATAGCCTTCGTGTTTTGTGCCGCGTCCACCGCAGCCAACGTCAAGTTTCATTTGCCTTGGCCCCGTAATTGAACAACGGATTGATAAAGGCCGAGCGCTTCGGGCTCAATCTGCTCGGCGTGGCGCATCCATTGATCGGGTATGTCGTGACGATTGCCCGCGCCGTTGAGTGTCAACGGCTCCAGCGTGATCCCGAATAAGTCCTTCGCCAGGATGTTCCGTTGCGACGGCAGATAAAACACCGTCTGGCCTTGCGGATTAAAGTGGTTATACAGGCTCATTATAAATCCATCGCACCCCATCCGGGAATAGTTCTCGATAAATCCTTCCGGTGTGTCCGATTCGCACTTACACAACTCGTTCGCCATTCCGTGGTCGATCGGCTTCCATTTTACGCGGCGACTCTTATACCAGGACCAGAGCCAATCGCCGGGATGCCGTATCATGGCGAACTCTTTGTATTCATCAGGAGGCCTGCCCCATTCATGCTTCGGCCCCGAACCCATCCAGTTAGCCCCAGAGATTCTCAATTGCTCTCGCAATGCCGAGCCGCTGGTTCTTGGTATGTGGTGCATGCATATTTGATGATCGCGAAATAAATACATGCTATTTCTGCTTCCTCATCCGCTCCATCAGCCGCCCGGCATTGGCCGGCCTCTTGCCCCAGTGTTCATCGAGGAACCCCCACCACGCGCAGAAGTTGGGCTCGCTGTTCGGCACATGCCGGGCGATGCGCTTCAGGAACGCACGGCGTTTTTCAAGGTCGGCCAAGTCGTCGTATTCCACGCTCACGCACGCGACCTTGACCGGGTCGTACTTGTCGCTCTCCATGCTGGCCAGCGGGGCAATCTGGGCAGCCCAGTTCGCCTGTTCCGGCCCATGCAGCGCCCATATCTCCTCCCTGCCGAACCAAGGGGAATGGCCGAGTTGTTCACCGGCCGCCTGGCTATCAAGGATGTCCCGGATACCGCGCGACGTTCTCACGAACACCACGCAATCGTGCCGACGAAACAGCTTCGCCAATGTGAGCAGGCCCGCAACCGAGTGGCAGGTGTGCAGCGGGTGGTTCTCGGCCAGTTTGATGTGAAAGTAGTCGTTGCCCTGCGCGAGCATCTTCTGCACGATCGTGGTCCCGCTTCGTGGCATCCCTAAGTTGATGATCGTGTGCTTCGGCGTCACTAAGCGTCGTCCATGTTCCAGGTATCTTCGCACGCCTTGATCCGACGGCGAATCTCTTTGACAACCCTGAGGTAGTACCTCGCCGCGACAGCAAAGCAGGCAACGGCAAAAACAAGCGTAACGACGGCGGCAATCAGGGCGGTCAAGTCAATCATCGCAAACTCCTTGCGCGATCCGAAAGGCGTTGCGCGATCCGAAAGGCGTCACCCGAATTGAAGTCGCACAAGTCGGCCGCGTCGCGAAGCGCCCCCATCAGATCGTTAATGTGGACTATCCGCACCCACGGGCCGCAAACAAATCCGCTTGGTTCGGCTTGATCAGTCGCCGCGATTAGCACGGCAGCGCAGTTGGCAGGCGGGGCCATGACCGTCCATGAGCAAACGCCTTTAGCGCCGACGATGCGCCCCGCGTGAAACTGAGTAACCCAAGCGGCGCATGATTCGACTTCTTCACTCATATCACAGATTCCTCGCAATCCGTTCGGGGTTCTCCGGGTCACGGTAACGCTTGCGGCTGTTGACCCCGCAGTACGGATCGAAGATCGCGCCCATGTCGATCAGCGTGCACTGCTGCGGCCAGAGGTCGTGGATCAACACATTCGTCAGCATCGACGCGCTGAACGTCACAACGTCGGGCTTCAGGTCGCGGATCGCCGCGGGCAGAAGCCCGAGCAGCATGTCGCACATCGTGTAGCAATTCACCGACGGCACCGAAATGCGGTCCATCGGAATCATCACCTCTCGTGGCAGGTCCGCCAGGTGCGGCGGGCCGACCATCAGTACCCGCTTCGACCGAAGCGCACGGATCACCGGGCCTAGCTCGCCCCTCCAGTTCGCATCGCTCAGCGTGTTCTTTTCCACCCAGTCGATCGGCGGCGGCGCGTACTCATCCAGCCACGCGTTGACGCGGGGCATCATCCGCGGGCCGGGGTCCAGGCCGTACATACACGACTCCGGTTGCATCAGCGTATAGATCAAGTCGTCGCCCAGCGCCGTGAAGTATTCATGACCGTCGCAGTTGCGGCCGCGCTCGTGCAGGATCGCGTTCCACTCGCCGTCTCCGTAGTTCGCCTGCGCGAACGGCGGGCCGTTGGCGATCATGTCCGCGTACTGGTCAATGGTAATGTTGCGCGGTGTCATTTGAACTCCTTGCCGTCTTTGCCAACATGCTCCCACTCTTCGTAGTTGCCTACATGCTTCGCTTTTGATGGATGCCCTGAGAGTTCCGCGATCCGCCGCTGTCGCGGCTCGTTCGTCTTGCCATCGCTCGGGCCGCGGTTCTCCCGGCTGGCAATCAGGTGCTCGATGATCGGCTTGCAGCCGTCCGGGTACGCCCACGGCTTATCGAACACGTAGCAATACTCGCCCGGCAGCCGCGCGATGCGCAGCGACGGCAGGCAGGTGGTCAGATACCAGAGGTTCTTTTGACCGCCGCCTTCGCGGATGCCGTGGAACCGCAGCGACGCGTTCATTGACTGCCACGCCTCGGTCAACTCGCGGGCGGCGGCGGTGTCCCCAAAGTAGAGCGTGCCGCTCAGCAGGCGGTTCATGTGGCCGTGCTCGCCGCCCGGCACCGGCCGGTACGTCGGGCCTTTGAAGTAATGCGCCCCCAAGTCAAACCCCTCCGCTTGCAGGTCGTTGAAGTACCCCGAGCAGTCCGAATGGACGAACGCGTCGGCGTCGACCCACACCAGCGGTCCGCGGATTGATCGGCGGCAGTCGTTGATGAACCGCGCCTTCTCAGCCGTCGCGTCGTACCAATCGCCGCCGTTCAGGTCGATGCCCTCGATATAGTGGGTCATACCGCATCGGTCCAGCGACCGACGCATGCGGGCAGCCTCGCCCTCGTAGGCGGTATCGCGCGTGTAGAAGCTGATGACGGTGGTCATTCCGCGTTCTCCTGCTTGCTCAGCCACGCCTCGACTTCCTTCACCCGCGCATCGCGCCGTGCGCGCTGCTCGTCGGAATGAGCATCGGCGCAGCCCACGCGGCTCGCCTGAAGGTGCTCGACGATCGGGTCGTCGCAACGCCGGCCGTGCGTGTGGGGCTCGTCGAATATCCAGCACCATTCAGGGGGCAGGTGCCCAATAACCCAATCACCAGACAGCCCCGCCACCACAGCTTGTCCATTCCAACTGTTCTGGCCCGCCGCCATCCGCTCATCGACCGCATCGCACCACGCGTTACACCAGCGCAGCGCAGGCAGCGTGTCAGCGATCCAAATCGTTCCGGTAAGATATCCGGCCATCCGCTCACCGTGCGGCCAGCGGGCCATCCACGGCCGCATGGCAACGTCATAGTCGGACAGGGCGGCAATCTCATCAGGGGTGGGCAGGCGGCGGAATACGGCGTCGACGTCAACGTAGAGGATTGGTCCGCGGGTCGTGCACCGGGCCTCGCGGATCAGGCCGGCCTTCTGTGAGGTGTTGGCGTACCAGTCGCCACGGTCCGGGGCAATCTTCAGAACCAGCAGCGACAGCCAGTCCAGCGGCAGCAATGAACGCCGAAGACGCGTCGCCTCTTCGGCGTATAGCCCCCCAGTGTGATAAGCAAAGATCGTGAAGTGGGGGGCGTCCACTGACATGCCCTCATCATATGACATGCCCTCATCATACCCCGCCCGGCCCTGATGTCAAATGATGCCGGTCGGCTGCCGCTCGCCCCGGTCGCTGGCCTGCGCCGCGTCCAGTTTCCGGCTGCCCATCTGCACATCCGAGATCTCGGACAGCACCTTATTCCGCTCGCGCTCGGCGCCGAAGAACGCATCCCCGCCGCCAGCTTCGCGGCCACCCGCCATCATCCTCGGCATCAGGACCTCGTGCGCCATCAGCACGTCAGACCAGTGCCGCACACGCCGGGCGGCGGCCGTCGCGTTGAATGTCAGCGGGACCTCATACGGGCCCCCGCGCAGCATGTCGTCGATCTCGGCATCGGCCGCGGCCCGGGCGTCGGTCAGCAGCGTCTCGATATCCTCGCCGCCGTCGTTTTCGCGCGCAGCCCACTTATCGACATTCGTCGATCCAAAGGCGGAGCGGAACTCGGTGTTCGTTCCGTAGGGCATGGATTAAAAAACCTTCTGGATAATCAGCGTGCCCGCCACGCCGGCCGCCGCGCTCAACGTGCAGAACAGCCACACGTAGGTCCGCCGGAGAACCGCGACCCAGGCGACCAAGCCGATCTCGCTGTTCTCCCCGCGCAGCAGCGTGTTCATCGTGTCGACCCGGCCGACCAGGCCAAGCTCGCCGTTCTCGCCGCGCAGCAGTGTGTTCATCGTATCGACCTTTTGTTCCAAGTGATCAAGCCTGCGGATAACCTCTTGGTCGGTCTGCTCACTCATCGTCATTCTTTCTTGCGGAGTAATATCACCGAGGCTTGCTCTCCCACCAGCGCCACGCGGCCAATACAACGGCGATCGCAACGCCCGCAACGATCTGCACCACGGGGCGGGCCATACCGCCGCTATCCGACGACAGCGCCGTGCTGCCCGTCACGAGCAAGCTACCGGCCAGGCCCCAGCCGAGGATGCGTAGCCCCTCGGCGCCGGTGACCGGGTTTTGTTTCTTGGTGGGCATGACGGCCTACTCGTAGCAGAACGCCTCGGCCTTATCGCACGTCAACCCCGGGAACAGGCCACCGCCAACCTCGCGCCGATGATTGCGCAGCAAAGCCACGAACTCAAGCCCGCGGGCCTTTGGGTTCGCGGCCATGACGCTTCGCATGATATCGATCTTCGTTGCGCCCGTGCCTGTCTTCGCTACATGGTCGATGATCGCGCTCGCCTTCGGCTGCGCCTGCTTAGCGCGCTTCGGCTTCGGCGCAGGCACTGGCGCTAGCTCGGGCACTGGCACTGGCGCTAGCTCGGGCGCAGGCTCGGGCGCAGGCACTGGCTTGGGCGCTGCCGCAGGCGCGGGCGCTGACTTGAATGGATTGACTGGACTGGCTGGACTCTCGGGCATGGCTGGGGGGCTCCTTTTGATGTGGCGAGATCAAATTGCAAACGGCCCGGCAGATTATACCGGGCCGTTGCATCGCGGGCGAGCGATCGGAGGGTCAGGGTTACGGGGTCACGTCGGCCTTGCAAACCGAGTTCGTCGCGGCGATTACAGGGACGTAGTTGAGGCCGTGCAGGAACTCGATACTCACAGGGTTGTGGCTCATCGCCGCGTAGCTGAACGAGCCGAACACCTCGGACAGATTGCCCAGCATCGCCTGCGCGTCGCTGCCGACCTGCGCGATGCCCGTCGGCACCATCTCGCTGCCGTGGGCCATCCGCCACCAGTCGCTCGACGGCTCGGGCGTGAAAACAACATCGTCGTCGCCGAGGATCTGCTGCGTCGTGCCGTCGGCGTCGATGTAATACATATCCGAACAGTTGACCCACGTCAGGTCTTGAAAACCGTTGGGCACCATGTTCGCGCCGGTGAAGCGCTGCGTTGCAAGCGCTGGGGTCTGGTCGATGTATTCCTTCGCCACCGTGTTGCTGCCGATGTATTTCGGGATGTTCTTGCCGTGGAAGGCGAACCTCATCGTCCATCCGCCCAGCTTCAACATCTGCCGCTTCAACTCGGCCAGGTGGCCAATGATGTCCGTGCCGGCCACCGACCACGAGGCGTCGATAATGCTGCCGCTGCCGAGGATATCCAACTGCGACTGCTGCCCGGCGGGGATGCCGGGGTCAATGCTGATCACCGCGCCGGACGAAGAGGTGAGTAACTCGCCCTGTTCGTTGGCGTGAAGCGAGAACTTCAGCAGCATCACAGCCGCCGTCGTCTGGACCAGGTTCATCTGGGCCTTCTTGAAGTCCATGATGTTCCGCTCAACGAAGCTGCGACCCATCGCGTCCCGCTGCTGCGGGTTCTCGACTTCCACCAAGTTCCGCAGCTTGTTCGCATTGAACACCTGCGACTCGAAGGTGCGCAGCATGTTGACCGACTTGTACGTCACGCCCTGGTGGCCCTGACGACGGGCCGGGGAGCCCTGAGAAACCAGCAGGGCCAGGCGGCGCGAACCGTTGACCTGCGGGTACTCGAACGTATGGCCGGGGATCATCGGATCGGTCGGCGTCAAGAACGACACAGGCAGCGTGAACGGCAGCCCACTCTTGACGTTCTGGACGAGGCGCGACATATTGCGGCCGGCGAGTAGCGATTCGAGAGTTGCCATAGCTGGTGGTCCTCAAGCGGGTGCCTGTGTGAACTCCAGCGGGGGGCGTCGCTGTCGGTTCGGCCTGTTGTCGGTCGGTCGATTAGAGGTTGTATCGGTCGTCGAACTGGAACGGCGTTTCGCTGGGGGCCAGCGTGGCTGTAGTCTCGGTGCCAACGGCACCGCCGTTCAGCTTCGCCTTGATCCACGCGATCAGGCTCGTATCGGTCGGGTAGTTGACGATGTTCGCCGTATTGATGAACCCGCCGAGAGACAGCTTCATCTGTGCATCGCGGGCGTTGCCGTCCTGGTCGACCACACGGATCGGATACCCGCCCCCGTCGAGAACCGTCTTGGGGTACTGGCTGCCGTCCTCGGGGCAGAGGAACGAGCCCGCCACCTTGTTGACGTCCGGGTCGGTGATCGTGATAACGCCGGTCGTGGTGTTCACCGCCGAGTAGGTGATCTGCGTCTCGACAATCTGCCCGTTTGCCGTCGCCGGGCCGACCAGCAGGAACGTGCCGGACGAGCCGACCCGCCGCACCAGTTCGGTCGCCGTCGCGGCGCTCACAGTCATTGACGTCGCTGTGGTGCTGACGCCGGTGTAGGCGCTGGCCAGCACGCCCATGATCGACGGCGCGTATTTCTTCGTGGCCGTGACAATGCCCATCAACAGACCGGCGCGCAGTTCGGTAACCGGCGAGTTCAGCGGGTCGCGAGACTTGGCGCTGCTGATGATGGCCAGGGCGTCCGCCCACTTCTCATCGCGGCGGAAGATTTGTCGATGCGCGAAGCTGGCATCCGTGCCGAATCCGGGTGCGGCGTTGCCTGCTTCGGGGAATGGTCCAGACATGCGGGTGCTCCGTGTGTGGTGCTGTCAATCGGCGATGCCCGCCGCTTCATCAAACCGCGTGCCCGCCCGGCGCACTGCTGGCGTCGGTGTTCGCGTTCATGCTCTTGATCGAATCGTCGACCCATTCATCTTTCTTCGGGTCGTCCCCGTCGCCGCCCCCCCGGCTCAGGGCCAAGACCTGCGGGCCGGTGCGCTCGGCTGGCTTCGCTGGGCTAATCGCCTTCAGCAGGTCGCCGACCAATGTGACCACCCGGCGGGCCATCGGCTTCTGATCGCCGTTGCGGCTCAGAGCGAACGACGGGCGGGCGCCGGGCTTGCCGCACAGTTCGGTCTTGAGGCTGGCCGCGATCGCCGGTGGAAGGCCCGCGTTCTCGGTCAGGTCGTCGATCCGCTCCTCGATGATCTCGGCGCGATCCTCGGCAATGTCCGGGGCCAGCGTGTCCTCACCGCTTTTTTCAAGCTCGGAGATCCTCGCCTTCGCGGCCGTCAGCGCCTCGGTCGCCTCGGTTAGCTTCACGCCGTCGGCCTTCTGCCCATCGACCCACGCCTTGATCTTGTCGGCGGCGTTCTCATCGGTCAGGTCAGCAATGCCGGTGATGGTTTTGAGGTTGGCAAGGTCCATCGGTTTGTCCTCGGGTTCGTGGTCGCCGGCCTGGCTGGGGCCTTCGTTACTGCCAGTAGCGTAGCGGTACGCAGGGGGCGGTGTCAATCCCGCTGCACGGCTGGCCGCGATCGCGGCGGGGGACATCCCGGATATCACAGGGATCGGGGTCAGCGCCAGGTGGGTCACGGCCTCGCCGTACTTGATGCCCGCCCCGTCCTGAAAATCCTCAATAAACACGCTCACATCGTTCCGCTGGACCATCGCGATCGCGTCGTCCCCGATCGCGTCGTAGGTGGCCACAAGGCTGCCCGCCTTCTCGTCGTACTCCAGCGAATCGACGCGTCCCAGCACCGTCCCCGCGTTGACCTCGTGCCCGTTGGTCAGCGGCACGGCAACGCCGTTGCCCTTCATCTTGGCGAAGTTCGCCGCGTGGCTGCGCAGCCGGTCGTCGGTGTAGTCCAGTTCCTTGCCGTCCGACGTAACCCACTTACCCCGGCGGGCTGCCTGTTTGCGGAACCGCTGGACGCGGGCGCCTGCGTCGTTGGTCGTGGTGTCGCCCAGCTTGAAGGTGGGGTCGGTTGCGGCGAGTGAGTAGGGCATCGCGGGATTATACCAATCAAAACACCCGCGCGCCTTGGGGACGCACGGGCGAGAAAGGGATCAGACCCGTCCGTGGTTTGCGCCGGCGCTCGGGTATACGCCGTGTTCACGCCTCCGCGCGGGGTATCCACGCGGCCGCGCATGGCACTCACGGCTTGCCGATCACCGCTTAACCTTCCCACTAAACACCTTGCCAGGATTGAACGAGAACCCGTCGTCGGGCATCGCCGCCCGGCGCTTGCCGTCGTCGCTCACCTTGCGCGGCGGCTTCGTCCGGGCCTCGGTGTCGCCCCTCAGTATCTCGATCGTCGAGCAGCGACAGCGCCATCCGTTCGGAGGCCAGAGCCTGTTCCACCGCGGGTCGCCCTTCGGCAGCCGCATACCGTCCAAGGCCGCGTGGTCGGGCCGTACCTGGTCGTCGCCCACCGTCGCGTACTCGAAGCCCCATAGCAACTCAGCGATGTCCTCGTCCTGCCACTGCTCCCAGCGCCCCGCGTTGTACGCCATGTTCGTCGCCGTGCGGTACGTCGTCTCGATCCGCCAAGGATTCATCGGCGACAGCCCCGCACGCTTCGTCGCCTCGCCGATCAGCTTCAGCGCCTGCCGCGTGCCAAGCTCTCGCGTCTGCGCCTCGACGATCGCACGCCGCACCGTCGCGTCCGCCGCCGTTTTAACACTGGCAATCACATCGGCCGCCTCACGCCCCCAGACCGCCGCCAGCTTGTCCACATCGCGCTTACGCAGGTTCAGGCGGCTACGTGTGAAGTCGACCGCCGACCTGAAGATCCTCGGGGGGGCGCGGCCCAGCGCGAACGTCTCGGCCTTGCCCTTACTGACCGACAGCGTACGCGCCCGGCCAACCATGTCGGCACTGACCATCGACCACCGCATCAGTTCCTGTAGCTGGCCGAACAGGGCGTTCGTGCCGGCCGTCGGCGGGCGCCCGGCCTTGGCGTTCGCCGCCATGCGCAGCGTGATGCGCTGGCCGATCAGCACGGCCTTGTTCGCGGCCAGGCCCTCCAGCTTGGCCTGGTCGCGCATGTGCAGTGTGATTAGGCGGGATCGACTGGGCATTATTCAACCACCGGCACATCATCGCCGTCCTGATCCTCGGCCGGCGGCGGGTCGGTCACGTTCGCCGGCGGCGTCTCGTCGTCAATGTCCTCGCGCTCGTCGTCCTCGGTCACCGGCAGGCCCGACCCGACCAGCAGGTCCTCCAGTTGCAACAGCGGTAGCAGCTCGCCAATCGCCGCACTACCAAGCAGCTTCTCGATCACCGCGCGGTACAGGCTGCGCTCCTCGTTGACGATCGGGATCGGCTCAATAAAAACGTCGCCGCTCTTGGCGCCGGGGAAGTTGATCAGCATCAGCCGGTCAACCACGTACCAGTTGATGCATTGGATGATGTCAATGTAAAGCTCGTCGGCAAGGTCCAGTACGAGGTTGCCACCCACCGTCGCGTCGGCCTTCGTGCCTGTAACGCCCTCCTGGAACGAACGCTCGGGCGTCAGCCATCCGCGGCTCAGTTGCTTGTCGTGGTAGTTCAGCATCGAAACGAAGTCGCTACCGTGCTGACCCTTCGCCTCGTAGAAGTCGAACAGCCACGGCCGCATTTGCTTGATGTCGACGCCGCGCTCGAGCAGGTCACGCGTGTAGGCCGCGAACACGTTGGGCATGACAATGCCCTTCATCTGGCCTAGCCTCTCGACCAGCCGGTTCGCAGCGTTGAAGTTGTCGGTCTCCGTGCCGTGGCTGTCGCGCGACTTCCCCTCGGGATACATGATCATCGGGATCACACCCGCGACCTTCGCCCCGTACATCGCCATCTTCTCGGACGTGCTGTGCCACCATCGAAAACTCGTCTCGCGCACGTTCTCGTGGCGGCTGCGGCCGTACCAGTTCGTACCCTCAACGTCGTAGCTGTACCGGAACGTCTCCGAGGGCTCGAGTGTTACATCCTCTTGCTTCAGCCCGGCGTAGCCGCCCGTGGCTTTGTCGATCAGGATCTCAGTATTGTCCGGCCGCAGCGGCTTGAACTTGCGGATACCCCACAGCACCGCGCCGCCGTCGTTGACTACCTCATCGACGCGCTCGAAGCCTTGCCAGCCGTAGTCAAGCGAGTAGAGACAGTGCCCCACGAGGTGCCGCCAGTGCGGGGTCATTTGATCTTCGACGAACTGGCGGCGGCGCTCGTCCACCCCGCCCTTCGCCTTGACCGTGAACCCCGCACGCCTGATCGGCGAGGTGCTAACGATGCGCGCCATGGCGATCGTTGGGTTGCGCCGCATCCGACGGTACGTGGCGTAGGTCGACGGCAGGACCTGGCCCGTGCCGGGTTCGCTGCTGAAGAACAGGGACACCCCGCTGGAGTTGCTTGTCCCGTCCTGCTGCGGGCCGGTGCGCTCGGTTCCAGTGGGCGTGGCGGTTATTTGTCCGTTATCGGGGGGGGTGGGCATGTGGGTATGTTAGTGGGGGGAGACAATCAGAACCTCAGACACGCTGCCGTTCTTCTGGTCGCGGCTCGTCTGCTCGATCCATCGCCATTGGGTCTGTGGGTAAAGCTCGCGTATCAGCGGATGGTCGCCGTAGCGTATCACCACGCGGCAACACTTGAACGAACCAAGACGCCCGGCCAGGCGGCGCTGCTGCGCCTCGCCGAACCGATGCTCGTAATCGTCACCAGCGTCGGGCCACGGCGCATCGACATACAGGCCGTGGCCGTCGCGGTCCTTCACGCTATCGATGAACTCGAACGCGTCGAGGCATGAGAACTCCCACCGCTTGAGGCACTGATGCCACGCCTCCAGCGATTCGACCGCCGACTGGAACCTCTTTGCCGAACCGCCGCCGCTCGCAGTCCACCGCATCGCCAGCGACTGATTGAACTCGCCGCGCCTGCCGGCGTGCCCACCGCGCCCCATCCAGCAAGCGGTGAAGTACGCGGCCGCCCAGTGTGGCTGCGCATTGCCTCCGCGCGTGCCCGCATCGATGAACAGACCCATCTCGCGCAACTCGCAGATGCTTTGCGCGTTCTTCAACTCATCGGGATGAAAGAGCATCCCATCGAGGTATTGAACCATCTCTGCCTTGAGTTCCGCGTCTGCAATGCAGCGCGCAAGATTGATGACGTGGCGGTGCAAATCGTTCGCCACCCCGCCGCGGGCCTGGATGTGGGGTAGCTCAGGCATCCCACCGCAAAACGGAACGCCGCACCATGCCAGCTTGCCCAGCGTCTCGCCGACTCGCCGGGCAAGCATCCGGTTCGATCCGAACCACGGGGCTATGGTCTTGATCTTCATGCCTCAATCATACCCAACCCGGCCCGCATGTCAATACGCCTCGAACGACAGCCTGCCGATGCTCTCAACGATCCGGCGGCACGGCCGCAGGTAGTGGACCCAGTACCCCAGCGCGTCGGACGAGTGCGTGTACCGCGAGTCGGACTTAACCAGTTCCTTGCCACGGTCGTCCCACCGTACATGGGCGAAGTCGGCGCGTAGGCGATCGCACTTCGGGTCAATCCGCAGGTGCTTCTCGCCCTTCACGTCCAGCAGGGCCAGGCCCACGGCGTTTACACGGTCGGCAACGAACGGGTTGGACTTCGGCACGCGAAGCTCGAAGTCGAGGCCCGCACCGTGAAGCACCTGGGCCACAATGTCGTAGCACGATTCGCCCGTGCCCTCCCAGCCGCTGTTGCCCGACGAGTCGCCGAACACCCGCAGCCCCTGCCATTGCGTGTTCCAATTCTCGCCGCCATAGCGACGCGCGAACTCGGCCAGGCATGTACGGACATCCCAGCGCGGGCCGTGCAGTTCATCAGCCACGTGGAACCGATCGCGGGTCGAATCGTATTGACCCACCAGCGCGTGCATGCCGGGGTTGATGTTGAAGTCGAGGATCAGGTCAAGCGGCAGCCCGCCCAGCAGACTCGTCGGCTTCAGGTGCCGCTGCTCGTCGTACAGGGCGTAGGCGAACGAGCCGCCGCGGGCGATCGCGCCGCCCTCAAGGTACTGCTCGATCAGTTCGGGGGTCAGCGTCTCGGTGTTCGCCGCAAAAAACGATTCGGCCGTTGGGTTGTCGGCCGTCCGTGCCCGGTACAGAGCCCGGTCGTTACCGCGCCGCGCCTCCTCGAATACCCGCGTCTGGTCGCCCTCGTTCGTGTACGTGTAAATCACCTGGAGGATGCGGGCTTTGGGGTGACGCACGCGGCCCTGCAACTGGAGCATCGGGTCGTTGCGCGGATTGTCGCGGTCCTCGCGCCACCGGCTCGGCTCGTCGCCCCATGCGGCGCCGACCTGCCAGCCCGTGATGCGCTCGGACTTCTCGGCGCTGCGGCAGATGATCGACGCGCCGATCCTCGGTAAGACGTACGTCCGCTTGCCGGCCAGCCAGCGGAACGCGACGCCCCATTCATCACAGGCCGCCTCGAACGCCGGGTACATGAAGTCTTGCATTGTGCCGTAGGTCGGCCCGATCATCGCGCTACCGACGCCCGTCGTCTTGCCGTGCTCGTCGCGTGCGTTATAGATCGTGTCCGCCAGCAGCTTGCGGGCACCGATGTACGACTTGCCCGACATCCACCCGCCTTCAAGGAAGATCTGGTGCACGCCGCCATTGACGCCGCGCCAGTCGTTCCATGCGTAGAACTGGCCACCGGGGCGCGGCTTGAAGTCGAGGCGCTCAATCCGCATCGTCGCCCTCCACCGCCTGGTGCATCGGCGCCTCGACATGCGCGTCCGGGTCGATGTGCGAGCCGGCCGCCGACCACGGGCCGTCTGGCAGACGCAGCACGTCCTCGGCCTGATCGGTCTCGTTGCCCAGCTTGTCGCGGTCGAGTTGCAGGCGCTCGATCGCCAGCGCGGTCTGGGCACCGTTGTGCTCGAACATCTGAATCACACGGGCGGCGCGCAGCCGCACCCGCTCGTCGTCGCTCTTCAGCATCAGCCGCAGCGCCTCGCGCGCCGCGGCGTCGACCCACTCGGGCTTGATGTTCCAGGCGTTGACCACCGCCCGCTCTAACAACTGCATAGACATCCGAGGCTTGCGACCGCCGGGCATGGTCAGTACGTCGTCCCCCTGACCCCGATTGCTTTCATCGTCGCTGCTCATAATCGAAGTTTAGCGAGCGGCCATCACATGCCGCCAGTGCCGGCCCTCCTATACACACGCACGAGGAAGAACAATCAAGCCCTCACGCGTACGCGCTGTGACGAGGCGAGGTCTTGGCCTCCCTCGCGTATAAGACTACGTTTTAAGGCGCGCATACAGCGCGCGTATGCGCCACAATCCAAGCCATACAAAAGGCTTACGCCTCCAAAATCACCGCGCGCATACGCGCGCATACAGCGCGCGTATGCGCCATAATCCCACTCGCGATAAGGGGTTGCGCCTCCAAAATCAGCGCGCATACGCGCCGCCAGACTTTTTTCGTGTTTGGCTTTTTTCTCTCTCACGCGGATGCTGTATGCGCATTGACGTAAATCAAGCGGCGGCATGGCTTTGCGGCGCATACAGGCGTGTATGCGCGCGTATGCGCGTCAGACGTAAGATGTGGTGGTTACTGGCTTTGCGGCGCATACGCTGAAACGGGTGCGTGTATGCGCGCGGGGTGTTGAAGGGTGTTTGTCACGCCTGCAGCTTACCATGCGACGGCCGGCGGTGCAAGGGGCTTAGCTGGCCTGTACGGGCGTTTCGAAGCGGTGGGGACGTCGGCATCGACCTGGCGGATGGGGCTCTCCTGGTGGCGTTCAGGCCTTCGTGGCGGCGAGTTCGGCCTTCTTCCCGGTGAGATTCTCCCACCGCTGGACGATGACGTCGCAGTAGGCGGGGCTGATCTCGATACCGTAGCAGCGGCGGTTGAGTTGCTCGGCGGCTATAAACGCCGTCCCCGAACCGGCGTAAATATCGGCCACCACGTCGCCACCGTCGCTGTTATTGAGGTAGGCGTTGGCGTACAGCGCGACCGGCTTCATCGTCGGGTGGTCGGCACACCTCCGCTCCCGGTCAATCTCCCACACGGTCGTCCGGTGCTCGCCCCGCATTGGCCGTTTGTGCCGCTTGCCCCACGTCAGCAGAATGGGCTCGTGCGCGTAGTCGTAATCGAGCTTGCCCATACTGAACGTCGGCTTGTTTTTTTTCCAGATAAGCACATGCCGCGGGGCCAGGCCCGCGTCTTGCATCATCGTCATCATCATCATGCCGAGGTCGCCACCCTGCGGGGCGGTGACAAACAGCGTGCAGTTGTCGGCTATGATTTCGGTTCGCAACGACACAAACGCCGGAAGTAGGGCCGCCTTCAGTTGCGCGGGGG